AAGGGGGCCCGGCGCAGTGCAGTTCATCCATTTTCACCTCCCTCGCCCTAACCCTATATAGGGGACGGTTCATACGGGTTCGCTACCCGCAGTAACCATGGGCTAATCAGTACCTTTCCGGGGTGCTGGAGAGGTGGTGGAATGATTGGAGGGAATTAACCCTCCGGGACCTAAGGAGCTCTGATGCCTTACGGCCTCTCAGATCAAGATGCGCGATCTACTCTGGAAAGGGTGGAACGGCGTCCTAACTGAGACCGCCAAGCAGAATTCCAGCTGGAGTTCTACTACATCTGGCGGGTTTAAAGGCTATAAGGGGGTTCAGGTTACTGAATCCGAAAACCACCCAGTCTGGAGGGACCACCGCAAGGGGTCCTTCCAGGGTGACGTTGGCGGCAATTTCTTGATGCGCAAACAGTACGTATCTACCCCTGAAAAGCGGGTGATGCGGAATCTGAAAGCGTCGTTCAAGGATGTCGCCCACACAGGCTACGATGTCACGGCGGCCTATCGGGGCGGCTGTATCCCTTCGGGGATTCCAGCTAACCCGTTTGCCCCATTCTCCAACAGCAGTAATGCTGAACTGGATGCATGGGGCGCTAAGGCCATCGCGCTTTGTAAGCCTACGAACAACGTCGCGAATGCAGCTACGGCACTGTTCGAGCTCTACCACGAGGGCCTTCCCCACTTGTTGGGGTCTGCTCTCTGGAAGGATCGGACAAATGTCGCTCGAGGTGCGGGTTCGGACTACCTTAATTGGCAGTTCGGGTTCAAACCTCTAGCTGACGACATCGCTAAGTTCGCTTACGGTGTTGTCTATTTTGACCGACTCCTCCGTCAATACGAGGAGGATGTTGGCAAGATAGTACGTCGCGGGTATCGTTTTCCATCTATTGAGAGTAGGACGTGGAATGACGTAGTTACGTCGTTCGTGCGTCCTACGATGTATCCTCAATCTACAACTGAGGAGACACCACCTCTCAATAATCCGGGGGCGAAGACCGTTTGTGAGACGGTTTCTACCGTTGATCGATGGTTCTCTGGGGCTTTTACCTACTACGTTCCACACAGTGTGGAATTTGGTTGGTTGTCCCAGGCCAAGCAATTGCTTGGATTCGATATCACACCAGAGACAATCTGGAACGTGACCCCGTGGAGCTGGGCTGTTGACTGGTTTACGAATGCTGGTAGTGTCATTTCGAACTACCAGTCGTTCACAGTCGACGGCATGGTCATGCGTTATGGGTATATCATGGAACATAAAGTTACCACGAAAACCTATTTCCATCACGGCCCCACCGGACTTCAATTCGGTGATGCCGCGATGCCTTCCCCGATGTCCTTTGTCACTGAGACGAAGGTTCGGAGAAGGGCGACCCCTTTCGGTTTTGGGCTTACTATGTCTGGTTTGTCTAACAGGCAGAAGTCCATACTTGCTGCGCTCGGGTTCTCCCGCTCGCAGTAAGTGATGAGCTGTACCTGTACCAAACGCCGAAGGGGCGACTGACCGTCGCCCTAGGAGTGATGCCTATGGCACTTACCGATCCTCAGTCTATCACCATTAATGCGGTGACTACGCCACTTCCGAGAACTTTTTCGGAGGGAAGCGAGTCAGCGTACACTAGTGCTGATGGGCTGTGGAAGTTGTCCGTGAACCATAACCTGGTTAAACAGGGGAGGACACGGCATCTTCTTCGATTCGACCACTCGAAGGTTACCCCCGATCCGTATATTAACACGCAGAACGTGAAGGTCAACACGGCCATTTATTTGGTCGTGGACGTTCCGCCTGCGGGTTACACGAATGCGGAGGTGACACAGGTGTATCAGGGTTTTAAGACCCTGTTCACCGCGTCTTCGGATGCGGTCATTGCCAAGCTTCTTGGCGGTGAATCGTAGCGAGGGCGACGCCACCCCACTAGACGGCGGAGAACCCGACAGGGACTTCGCTATCAAACTGGGGAGACGTCGTCGCCGTGACGACATTGAGTTCAACGAATTGGACCTTAAGATTAGGGTGAGCTATAAAACGCTCCTCCTGGTCTTTGTCCTCTTCGATGTTGCTCATAAAGTCGTCAGCACGCTATCAGACAGTGAGTTCGTTCAAGGGTTGATCCCCTGAACTTCTGCCTGGAGCGTGGAGGATGTTGCCGGTAACGGCACCACTCGGTGGTTCTGGTAACTGTCGCTCTTATAACAACGAGCAGGGGTCTTCCCCTGAGAAAGATAGCAGCAGAAAATGCCACGTCAATCCCAGGGGGAGGTTTATCCCCCTGAACTTGAGAATGCGTTTAAGCTCTGTCGCATAGCCAACTCGGTTAGCGACGAAGCTGATGACGCGTTCCGCGGTTACAGTCGTTACCTCGTTAAGTGCAGAGTGCATGAGCCCATTGGTGAGGGGAACCCCCTCATCATTTGGGATTTCTTGCTCGATGCGCCTCTCGAGGTGACGGAGCTCGAAGAACGACTGGGCGAGAACCTCCTCGCGAGGTTCCACTATAAGCGTTCCGTCAGGAGCGCCTAGCCCACCAGAGTTAAGTAACATAGGCTATGGATTCGTTTACCTTCTCATGAGAGGAGGGACGATGAAAAGCCTTATGTCACTCTGGTCCCGTATGGCGGAGGAATCCGCCATACAATGCTGCACGAGCGCCCACCATGACATTAATACCGTCATGATGCGTGTCGAACATGAGGGGTTGTCGTTTTTAACGATAACCCTACCTACCCTAGGTAAGTCACTCCAAAGGTGGCTTGACCAGGGAAAGGTGGCTAACCACCCCGCGTTCTGCTCAGAACGTGGGGGAAGTCTCCCCCGATTCCTCGGAGGTTTCTTCAGCCGTGTGTTCGACCGGAGTAGTGGCTTGTTGCTCGACGATCCGTGTACGGACAGCATTCGAGCCATTCGTCAGCTAACGCTGATGTTTGGCAAGATTGAGCTTGAGTGCTCCCCAGCACGAAAGCTAGCTGCCGTTGCGAATTATGTCGAGTGTGAGCAGGAAGTCCGTTTGTTCGATAGTGAACTCAAGGAGAGCGATCTTCGAGAGTTCGCTAGCATGTCGAACATGCTGTATGGACGTGTTTTCACTCAGGTAGATAGAGATGTCTACCTTGGGTGTCACGTACCACGGCACGGTCCAGGATCCACTGCGGATGGACTTAAGGGTAACCAAAAGTTCATCCAAGTAGTCTGGACCGATCGTCTCGAACAATCCGGCCTCGCGGCCGGGGAGAATCTCTTGCCAAACTGGCGCTTTTATGACCAGTTGGCTCGAGTTGACTTCCTCGAACCTGGCGCGGAGGTACCTGTAAAGGTTACCCTCGTACCTAAGACGCTTAAGACTCCGCGTGTAATCGCCATGGAGCCGACCTGCATGCAGTATATGCAGCAGGCCATACTCCAACGATTGCTCGCGCACCTCGACCAGGATAACTTCCTGGCGAGGGTTATCGGTTTTGATGATCAAGTTCCTAATCAGGAGCTTGCTCTTCGCGGTTCGATTGATAACCGAACTGCGACACTCGATTTGAGTGACGCTTCCGATAGAGTCTCGAACCAGCTCGTTAGGGCTATGTTGCAAAGATGGCCTCATTTGTCAGGGGCTGTCGATGCGTGTAGATCCCGACGGGCAGAACTTCCAAATGGTGAAGTAATTCGCCTTTCGAAGTTCGCGTCTATGGGTTCTGCACTTTGCTTCCCTTTTGATGCAATGGTTTTCACAACATTGATCTTCTTGGGGATTCAGAGATCGCTCAA